GGCCCAGTAGATGATATTGGTATTATTAAAGAAGTTGATGTTTACAAGTATGACCAAACAAATCAAGCTGACTTACCAGCTGCACAAAGAGTTAAAGCGAGTACTACAGATATTAATCCAAATCCGACAACAGCTGATGCTGATGATGATTACGGATACACAACAACTTATACGGAGTAAAAAAAATGATTAAAGTCGTAGGAGCTCAAGCAGCAGCACCAGCATCTGGTTCTGCAACAAGTCTTGGTAATGCAACAATGGTGAGATGTTATAATTCTGGTTCTACTGCAAGATTAATTACAGTAACAAATGCAGATGAAGCAGCTGTTCTTGGAACATTTACATTAGCTGGTGGTGCAGTAGAATATGTAGATAAAAATATTACAGATGAAATTTTTGCAGCTCATGCTGAAATTTTATTAACATCTGTTGTAGTAATGGGATAACTATATGAAGAAAACAACTGTTGAGAAATTAAATAAAGTATTGGATGTTACAGGTGATTTGATACCAGTTGGAAATAATAAAAAAGCACCTAATGTTGAAATAACTGAAACAGATTTAACTTCTGATTATGATTTTTCAAGAGATCAATACCATAATTTAGTTACTAAAGGTAATGATGCTCTTGATGAATTGTTAGCTGTTGCAAAAGAATCAGAGTCAGCACGAGCATATGAAGTAGCTGCCATGTTGATTAGAAATTTATCTGATACGACAAAAGAACTTTTGCAATTACAGAAAACAAAGAAAGAGATTGAGAAAGATGTTAAAGATCCTCATACTGTAAATAATTCTTTGTTTATCGGAAGTACAAAAGAACTGCAAGACTTATTGCTTGAAAAGAAAAAAACATGAAAGATAATAGAGATGAATCATATTTAGGAAATCGACTATTAAAACCAACTAATGTTCCTCAACAATTTACTAAACATGAAGTTGAAGAATATGTTAAGTGTCGTGATGATATTGTTTATTTTCTTAAACATTATGTAAAAGTTATTCATGTTGATAAAGGATTAATACCTTTTGATCTTTATGATTATCAACAAGATTTAATTGATACTTTGCATAATCATAGATATGTTATTGTAAAGAGTGCTAGACAGTCTGGTAAATCTGTAACAAGTCTTGGTTATATTTTACATTACATATTATTTAACAAGACAAAGATTGTTGGTATGTTGGCCAACAAAGCATCTACATCCAGAGAGTTGCTCGGGAGATTGCAGACTGCTTATCAACATCTACCAAAGTTTTTACAACAGGGTATTGTTGAATGGAATAAAGGTAATATAGAATTGGAGAATGGCTCCAAGATTATAGCATCTTCAACATCTTCATCTGCTATTCGTGGTTACAGTTTTTCATTATTGTTCTTGGATGAGTTTGCTTTCGTACAAAGAACGATTGCAGATGCATTTATCAAGTCAGTTTATCCAACGATTTCATCTGGTAAAGATACCAAGATTATCATGGTATCGACACCCAATGGATATAACTTGTTTTATAAGTTCTGGAATGATGCTGTAGAAGGTAATAACCAGTTCAAGACATTCAAGATTCATTGGACTAGTATTCCAGATCGAGATCAAGAATGGCGTAAGAAAATTATCTCTGATATTGGTGAAGAAGCATTTCGTCAAGAGTATGAAGCAGATTTTCTGGGTTCTTCCAATACTCTCATATCGTATGAGAAACTGCAAGAATTATCGTACAGTTCACCTATATGGTCAAAAGATAATCTGGATGTTTATGAAGAACCAGAGATGAATAAAATTTATGCGATTACTGTTGATACAGCTCGTGGTCAGGGTTTAGATTATTCTACTTTTTGTGTTTTTGATACTACAACAGTTCCATATCAAGTTGTGGCAAAGTATCGAGATAATACAATTGCACCGCTACTCTTTCCAAATATTATAAATAATATAGGAAAGAAATATAATGATGCCTATGTTTTAGTAGAAAGTAATGATATTGGAGCGCAAGTAGCTGATGTTTTACATCATGATTTAGAGTATGAGAATTTACTTACTGTAGCATGGTATGGTAGGCACGGTCAACAATTATCAAGTGGACATAAAAAAGATATATCATATGGGGTGAGAACAACCAAGAATGTTAAAAAGTTAGGTTGTTCTAATCTAAAAAGTTTAATTGAAGAAGATAAGTTGCTTATCTCTGATTATGATATAATTTCTGAATTGACAACTTTCGTAACTGTTGGTGATACATTTGGAGCTGAAGAAGGTTCAAATGATGATTTGGTTACAACATTGGTTTTATTTGGCTGGATGGTAGATCAGCAGTATTTCAAAGAATTAAGTAATTTGAATATTAGAGAAAAGTTATATCAAACAAAAATGGATTCAATAGAAGATATGACAATTCCTTTTGGTATTATTGATGATGGATTGGATGAGGAGTATGAATTATTACCCGATGGCACGAAATGGGAAAAAGTTCATACAGATAACTATTAAAAATCTATATCAATATTAAGAATGTAAAAGGAGAAATCAAATGGCATTTCAAGTATCCCCCGGAGTTAATATATCCGAACTAGATTTAACGACTGTTGTACCAAATGTAGCAACAGCGATTGGTGCATACGCTGGCGGTTTCGCATGGGGCCCAGTAGACGAACGCACCACAGTAACAACCGAAAATGAGTTAGTTGATATTTTCGGAAAACCTAACGCATCAACATATATAGATTTTTGGACATGCGCAAATTATCTTGCATATTCAAATAATTTACTTGTTGTAAGAGTTGTAGAAACAGCAGCAATGAACTCAACTATTGGAGATAATGCTCCGGCTGCTGCAGGAGTAGATGTATATAATGCAACTCATTATGATACTATCACACCTGCAAATGATGTATTATTTATTGCTAAATATCCTGGAGCATTAGGTAATAGTTTATTAGTAAAAGTTATTGATTCTAATGCATGGGGTGACACAACAGTTAATGCAGATTTTATTGCAAACTTTGATGACACTCCCGGAACATCAGTTGATGTTGCAAATGCTGGTGGTTCAGAAGATGAGATGCACGTTATTGTAATTGATGAAGATGGTTTATGGACAGGAGATCCTGGATATATTTTAGAAAAATTTGCATATGTAAGTAAAGCATCTGATGCTAAAAAGTCTGATGGTTCAAGTAATTATATTAAAGATGTTTTGCGTAATGAATCAAAATATGTATGGTTGGGTGATGTAACAGAATTAACAGACTTATCAGTTGCCGCAGGTACTGCAGCTGGTCAACCAAAAGCTGGTGCAACATTTCAAACTTTTGATAGTGCAACAGCGGCTGAAGGTGTTTTAGGTGGGTCTATGGGATGGGGTGCTAATGGTTCTGCAATTACTTCTGCACAACTTCAACTTGGTTATGCTCTTTATGCATCTGCGGATGTTGTAGATGTTAATCTAATTATTGGTGGACCTGGTATCGATGCTACAGATACAGCAACTGGTGTTTACTTAAGAGGTTTAGTTGGACAGGGTGCTTCTGCACGAAATGATGCTATGGTATTCTTGTCACCGACACTTACTGATGCTGTAACGACTAAAACAGCAGCCGCTATGGTTACAACTAAAACTACTTATGGTTCTTCTAGTTATGTAGTTATGGATGGTGCATGGAAATATATGTATGATCGTTATCGAGATGTATTTTTCTATTGTCCGATGAATGGTGATACTGCTGGTCTTGTTGCTCGAACTGAATATACAAATGATGCGTGGTGGTCACCTGCTGGAATGAGTCGTGGACAGATTAAGAATATTATTAAACTTTCTTGGGAACCGACAAAAGCAGATCGTGATACTTTATATAAGAATAGCATTAATCCTTTGATTACAATGGCAGGTGCTGGTGTTATGCTTTGGGGAGATAAAACTGCTCAGATTAAACCAAGTGCTTTTGATCGAATTAATGTACGAAGGTTGTTTATTGTTTTGGAAAAAGCAATTTCGATTGCTGCTAAATCTATGTTGTTTGAGTTCAATGATGAGTTTACACGAAGTTCTTTTGTAAATATGGTTGAACCTTTCTTGAGAGAAATACAGGGACGCCGTGGTATTACTGACTTTAAGGTAGTATGTGATACTTCAAATAATACTG